ACTTTCTTTGGAGCTTTGGGTGGAGATTTGGGTCCTTCATTGTTACCACCAAATAATTGGCGGGCCACACCGGCCGCGTGGCGGCGGAGCTCGTCGGCATTATGGATCCTCTGTCTGACCCGAGGTCGTGGAGATGACGGACTATTAATTCTGACCGAATCGTTTTCCGATGGATCGCGCATGGTTAATATACCCTGACATTTTATTGGTTGTCATCATCTTCAGATGATACAAGCATTTTTCGGACCTCTTCATATACAACCGTGAGGAGGGCAACTTTGTAGGCGAGAAATCCCATGAGTGTCGCACCATAGTCAAAATCAAATGCAAATGGAGCATTATTCCACATAGTTTCAAAAATGGCGGTACCCACTGGGGCCAACAACTGTTTCTGAAATGGTGAAGATTTTTCAATGTTATCTACCCTTTGTGTCAGTAGTCCAATGTATGCAAGTGACGAAGCCACCCCTAATGTAGCGGATACGCCCTCCTCTGCACCATGTGTAATGAAATAGACAGATGAAAGCGCTGTACCGTATCCCAAAGTTGTTCGGCGAATTTTGGTTTTGAGTTTTTCATAGTCTGTTTTGGGGGCATTTGCTTTGACGATAAAGTTGTGGACTTTCCAAACATTACTCATTACCATAGGGACGAACTATTTTTCTAAGTCTCTAGTAGGTATGTACAATCGTGGATTATCAGGAGGGCGTACTATAATAATATTTTTATCAGTCCTGATGCTATTCATGACTATATCTCTAGTCTATACAGGTTACCAAAAGTATGGTGGTGATGGTGATGGTGATGGTGATGGTGATGGTGGTGATGGTTCACCGGGTCCTACATTTAGTACCGAAGAAGATGAAGATGGCCAAATAGTATTTACCCAAATAGAACCTTCAGACTGTAGTGGAACTGAATATGTCAAAAAGAAGTCCTGTCACAATAAAGACACGGGAGAACTCCTGGATGGTTCGGTTGGTAAGTGTGGAGATGGTGTTGAAGAATGGGTACTTGATCCAAATGCTTTAGGATATCAAAGAGCCGTTGGATCTGGAAAGTGTGAATCGGATTTTAGACCATGCAATGTCGTATGTGACAAGTCTTGTCAAGGTGATACATGGATAGAAGGAGCTTGTATACGAAATGGCGTGATTCTTGATGGGTCGGAAACAGATAAATGTGGTCGTGGTATACGCACTTACACACTTGACGAAAATGCAATAGACTATGAAGCTGCAACTGGAAATGGAACATGTCTAAAGACCTACCAAAATGCATGCGACGTTGAATGCCCAGCTAATGCTGTTGCTCCACCTGCATGTGTGTATTCAAGTACAAGACAAAAGAGTGCCAATGGCTGTGTAACGAGTAAAGAAGATGGTGCACCAACTGTGGGTTATGACGAAGATGGCTTCCAGGAGTATTTCAAACTCGCCTTAGAGCCTGAGAACTGTACAGGCGAAGAGCGCATTTCTGAATGGGAGACTTGTAGAGGTCCGCCAGCACCAATTGATTGTGTAGGTACTTGGGAAACTTCTGATAGCACAGAATCAGGTGGTTGGGGCATCTGTACAAGTACATGTGGTATTCAGTCAACAAAGTCTAGAACTTTTAAAATTACGCAAGAAGCTGAAAATGGTGGAACGGCTTGTCAATATGCAGATGGAGAAACCGAAATAAGAAATTGTAATGTACCAATCCAACCATGTTGTGAAGTTGGACCATGGGTAGATGGAACGTGTAACACCAATGGTTACATGACTAAGACGCGCACACTCACGGAGAATAGCTCGGGTGCATGTGCAATCCATGACAGTAGTAAAGTTGAAAGCTGTTGTTACCAAGCAGGAGATTGGACCGCCGATGGAAGTTGCGAAGAAAAGGAAGCGGGTAAGCAGTTTTATAAACAAACTATAACTGGTAACTGTCCACCAGGTACAGACACAAAGTCTGAAGAATGTAGAAATTGTGTGTATAAACAACAACGGACGACTGATAAGTACTGTTTTAAATATTACATGTTTCAAGGTTTGGCAGCTGGTAAAAAAAATGTAGTCTTAGAACAACCGATTGGTACTGGTGCCAGTTGTCCTGAAACATTTCTAGCCTATAGAGATAGCGCGTACACCACCGGTCGAGAATCCTGTGATTACTATACTGATCCAAACTTCGGTGATGCTTATGATAACGAATTTGCGAGTGCCACTTGGGTAGATATTTAAAGATTACAAACCCAAGTAAAGTAGAAATGAGTCTCTGTGTTAAGAGACTTACACAAGATGCTATTATTCCAACTCGTGGTTCTGGGGGTGCTATTGGATACGATCTTTACAGCACTGATGAAGTTGTTATCCCTCCCACGCATCGTGCTTTGGTCGGGACAAGTGTAGCCATTCTCATGCCAAATGGTGTGTATGGTCGTGTTGCACCACGATCCGGTCTCGCTGTGAAGCATGGTATTCAAGTTGGTGCGGGTGTTATTGATCCCGACTATACAGGTGAAGTCAAAGTCGTTCTCTTCAATCACGGAGACAAAGACTTTGAGGTAAAGAAAGGGGATCGCATCGCACAACTTGTCCTTGAGCGCTGTGAAACACCCGATGTGGAGGAAATTGGTGTTCTTGAAGAGACGGAGAGAGGTGCGGGTGGATTTGGATCTACTGGCGCCTAAGTTAGCTTTGCTTTTTAATAAATCAAGTAACAGATATGGATCGCCATCACCTACTGTCCCTGTTGGATAAGATACAAGAAAAGTATGAAATCCAAGATGGAGAGTACAAAGAGTTCGCGGAAGCTATCGGGGGTAAGAAAAAGCTCCTAGAAGTAAAAGCGGGAGACATTGTAAAAATTAGTTATGATCAGGTTGAATCTGAAATAGATTTCTGTGATGACGAGTTTTATCCCAAAGTTAATGTAACTGGAAAGTGTTCCCGAATTTGGAAAGTTATCGATAACGAGACCGCTTACCATGGGTGTGGTGGTGTGATTGCGTATAAATATCTAAATAGATTTGACATACATTTGGGCGCAATGAACAAAATTGTGAAAGATCATTCGGAGGGTAATTTCACAATCATGACGTTGAATTCTAGTAATAATCGAAAATACTGTTTTCGCGTTTTTGAAATAGAAGTTATATAGGTCCACGTGGGGTTAAATAAAAAAGGTCATCCGCGGTTGGCATGAAAAGAATTCCCTTACGCATAGTCATCCACAACTTGGCCTGATGTATGTTGGGATATGACCACAACATCCATCTCTCCCAATATTCTCGGGAGAACCAATCATCCCAGTCCTCTTCTGTGCTTTCGTCAATCATGAGCATACCCCGATGGATTTCACCATAATCCGCCTCTACTCGCAACTCATCAGAAACAATCGCCCCCTTTCCGATGAGATGTGCACGCATAAGTTGTGGGTCTTGATGATTTGTATAATCAGCAACACCCACTGAACCAAAATCAATACTTCTCTTATTAGGGAGGGTTACCCTATATTTATGAGCGACTGATGGACTGGGATTAAATACGACGTGCATATATTTTATGTCGTCAATAAAATTACTTTTTGTTTGCGCGTTCAATGATTACAAACTTTAAATCACCCTTTTTAACTTTTCCGCGAGTGAAAGGATTCGTGAATAACACCATATTGCCATTAGCGTTAATAGCATTTGTCATGGACATACGCGCCAACTTACGAAAGGAATTTGGTGTAAGATATAATGTATTGATTTTCACAGCCTTTTGTCCAGACTTGAAGTTTTCATACTTGATGGGGTCGGTTGGCATATTACGCACACTCATCTTTTTCCATTTGATCTTCTTGGTCTTTGTGTTTTCATTCGCATTCTTTTTCATTCTCTTTCCATTTTTCATATAGTTGGATGCATTTGGTCTACTGTTCCCATTATTTCCAAAGTTGAGACGCCGACCCACTAGACCCGCGTTAGCAAAGGCCATTCGCACTCTTCGCATACGCCTGAGATTGTTGAGGTCTATGACTCGCGACCTGATCTGACCAACGTTATTTTCGTTTGTGTTTGAGTTATTGATTCGTAATCCACGCGCTCCGTTGTAGTTAGCCTCGTTGTAATTTGAGTTTGAGTTATTGATTCGGACCGCGTCGTTGTCGGATGGATTCCTAAACATCTTATAATAATTAAAGATTTAAATTGTAATTTACAAAATGGATAAGTTTATTTTGGAAATTCCAAACGTATTTTCATCTGAGTTATGTGAAAACATCATAAACAAATTTGAAAATGATACCCAGAATCAAGTGAAAGGTACACTGGAAGACGGTGGAGGTGACAGGTATATTAACGAAGAATGGAAGAGTAGCACAGAGTTGAATGTATTAACGTCCCCTGGTTGGGAAATCGCAAAGACTAAGATTCAATACTATCTTAAAAATGCGATTAATACATACGTTGAACATGTAAAAAGTATTCTTAAAGATGCTGGCATAGATGAAGATGGTGATATGGACTTTGTACTTGATCACTCAATTTTTCCACTTCAATTCGGAGCCCCCTGTATTCAAAAGATCGAAAAAGGTAAACATTATAGATGGCACCAGGACTATATTCCTGGTGAAAAGCGGGTGTTTACATCTTTTGTGTATTTAAATACACTTGAAACCGATGAAGGTGGTACTACCGAATTTGTAAATAGGAGGTCAATTAGACCTGAAACTGGTAAAATGACCATATTCCCAACTACATGGCCATTTATACACACAGGTCGTTTAATTAAAGCTGATGCAAAGTACATACTGGTTATGAATATATATAGAAGATAAGAACCATTTGAATTAATGAAGACATATATATCACGCGACGGTATTCAAATTAAGGTGGGTGAAAATGCGAAGGAAAATGACAGTCTCACACTATCAAGTTATCCCCGAGAATGGTGGATGCATGTTGATGGTGGACCTGGTTCTCATGTGATTATATGCCACGAAGAGAATACAATTCCCAAAGAGACGAAGAGGGATGCTGCACTCCTCGCTATACATCATAGTAAATCTTCAAGTGCGAAGGTGGTGCGCGTAAACCTTGTGAGAGTTGATCAAGTCATCAAGGATGAACGCATCAAAAATCACGGACAAGTTTATTTAGATGGAGAGGTCATGCAACTCGTGGTATTTCCAAACAAAGAGAGGGCCAGACTTGATAGACTGTTAAGTTAAAGTTTAAATACTTTAATCATTTAAACATGGATTACATTCTTGAAATTGATAATGCCGTTAGCAAAGAATTTTGCGAAGATGTCATTTCCCGCTTTGAAAAGGATGAAAGAAAGGTCACGGGATCAACAGTTGGCGGGGTAGATGAAAAAGTTAAAAAAAGTATAGATTTGCCAATTTCCTCATCCAGTATAAGGGGAGATTGGCAGGATGTTGTGGATGAAGTGGGGGAATGCTTAAATGAGGCACTTTTGAAATACCAAGATTATGTACATACAGAGGGGTTGGATAGATGTCTCGCGGTACATAAATCAGTAAATAACGCTACAATTGGTCTTCCTCAAATACAAAAAACCGAAAAAGATGGATTCTATACATGGCATCACGATGGATTCTTAAATAGAATTTTAACTTACATAATCTATCTAAACGATGTTGAAGAAGGTGTTGGTGGAACTACTGAATTTCTTAATAGAGGACACATACAACCCAAAGCTGGTAAGCTTGTAATATTTCCTGCGAATTTAGCATATATTCACCGTGGTACTAAATTGAAGAAGGGGGCTAAATATCTAATTACAAATTTCATATACGAGGGTCCACCAATTATGATACATCCCAAACATGAGCGTTTAGGACAAGGAACTAATGACACATTCAAAATGGAAAGTGTGGAAGAGGAAATCCCTAAGCCAGAAAATGATGAGATATAATAGAAATGAACAGAATCAAATCAATTAATGATCACATTAATCCAAGAGACTTATCTCTCATTGTAATTGGGACTTTCCATCACAACCATATTATTATTGGCTGGGTCACGCATTCTTATGATTATTAAAGATTATATTTGTGTGTTATGAAATGGAATTCGTGCATGTTATCGAAAATATTTTACCATCACAATTATGTAAACAGATTATAGATAGATTTAATCCGAATACACAAAAACATCAAGGAAAATTGGGACCCGGTATCATCAATTTAGATATTAAAAACTCGATAGATTTACATATAGCAAATAGAGAAGATTGGAGTGATATCACAAATGTCTTGGGAAAACATTTAGCCGTGGGATTACCGGAATACTTTAAATATATAGAAAGTCGGGTTCTTTATGATAAAAATTTAAATATATTAGGACAGATATTTGGTGACAATATAAATTGCACGGGTTACCAAATTCAAAAATACGAAAAGGGTTGTAAATTTGAATGGCACACCGATGATGCTCACGATTCAAAAAGGCTTTTAGCTTTTATAATGTACCTTAACACCGTACCAGTAGAAAATGGTGGTTCTACAGATTTTTTAAACGGTAAAAGTATTCAACCAAAAGAAGGTTCTATTTTATTTTTTCCGGCTACATGGAGTTATCTTCACCGTGGAAATGTTATCAAAAGTGGGGAAAAGTATATCATCACAGGTTTTATTGTACAATCCAATTTAAAAATATGCGACAAATCTTCTACATGAAGACATACACATCCCCAGATGGTATCAAGATCAAAGTGGGTGAGACTGCCAAAGAAAATGATGACCTGACTGGGTCGAGTTACCCGAATGAGTGGTGGTTACATGTGGACGGTGGTCCGGGAGCACATGTTGTTGTATGTCACGAAGAAAACACCCTTCCCAAGGAGACAAAAAGGGATGCAGCTTTACTTGCGGTGCATCACAGTAAACCTGGAAATGTAAAGATGGTTCGTGTGAATCTCGTGCGAGTCGATCAGGTGCTAAAGTGTGATAGACTAAAGAATCATGGACAAGTATACCTTGATGGTCAGGTCATGCAACTCACGGTGTTTCCAAACAAGGAAAAGGAAAGACTCGATAGACTCTTAAAAAATAGGAACAATAGTTAAGTAAGAATGCATAGAGTGAGAACTATAAACAATCACATTAATCCAAGAGACTTATCTCTCACTGAAATTGCGAAGCATAATACCGAAGAAGATTGTTGGGTAATTATCAAAGATATCGTGTATGATCTCACAAAGTTTTTGCCAGATCATCCAGGTGGCAAGAAGGCGATCATGCTTTTTGCTGGAAAGGATGCGACGGAAGAGTTTGATATGCTCCATCCACCGAATGTTCTAAAGAAGTATCTCACACCGGAGGTGGTTCTCGGACCAGTCAAAAAATAGACTCGTCGGTATCGTCGTGAAGCTTGGTACATGTTACAACTATAACCGGTATCACAACCAAAATTATGATTACAATTAATGCTACAAACATACCTATTAAAGTAGACGAACATAAAAAGTACAAGATGAACCTCTATAAGAAAGAATTGATAGCCAATCATGTCAAACTTGCTTATAAAGTTTCAAATGATGTATATTTCAAAACATACCCGCGACAACGTGGTATACATACGAGGAAGGATATAAATAGTGTGGGGCTACACGGTCTCGTTCGGGCGGCTCAAAAGTTTAACCCAGAGTTGGGTTTCAAGTTTAGTACGTACGCATATCCGTGGATTTACTGGAGCTGTAAAAATTGTTTGCGACGAACCACGATACATGAGGAACTTCAATTTTATGAAACTCCACCGTATTACGACAAAGAACCTGATATCCTCTATGGTCTAGATGATGTGAGCCGATACATTCTTGAAAACTATTATGGTAAACACCTAACCCTAAAAGACCTCGCGGTGGAATTGGGTGTCACTGTATATACAGTCACGAAATGGAGAGACAAAGCACTTCTTACAATCAATTAAAGATGTCGCGCAACTGTATTACAAATGGCGCTCAAAAAGGAAGAAATCACATCTCGTGAGAGTCCAGATGCCATGCAAAAACGCATGTTTGAAGCCAAGATTGCCGCCATGAACGAGGCGATGAAAGGTGAAAAGGTCCGTTACAAGTCCAAACGAGACCCCGAGCGATTCTTAGAATTCTTGGAGTATCGATTGACGATTTGGGAACAAC